AAACAAATGCAGAAGCTAGAAAAGCATCTGGCAAACAAAAACTTTTAGACTTAGGATTAACCGAAGCTGAGGTAAAGGCACTAATAGGAGTATAGTATGGCAATAATAACTTTAAATAATAATTCTTTATCTAGTGTAACATCATTACCAGCTGGTGTAGGTGGTAAGGTTTTGCAAGTTGTTTTTGCAACTACAGTTGCTCAAGTGAATAATAACACAACAAGTTATACTGACACAAATCTTACAGCTTCAATAACTCCTAGTTCAACAAGTAATAAAATTTATGTTATTGTTAATCAAGCAAATAAACTTCAAGAAGCATCAGCTAGTGGAGGTTCTTCAATAAAAATATTAAGAGACAGCACTACAATATATGGTGGTGATCAAGCTTATGAAAACTTTCTTTCTATAGGAGGTGCAAGTTCCGTACAAAGGTATGATAGAAATAATTTAAATTTTTTAGATACTCCATCTTCAACAAATTCACTAACATATAAAACACAAGCAAGAGCTTATACTGCTGGAGATATAATTTCTTGTCAACCAGAAGGCATAAAATCTACAATTACACTTATGGAGATCGCAGGATGATAATAGAAGCAATACTTAAAATAAATCCTAATGCACAAGTAATTGTAAGAGGAGATGATATTAACACTTGTGAAATAGAATGGCATAATGGAACAACACCAATACCAGTAGCTGACATAGAAGCTAAAATGGTAGAGGTACAAGCAGACTATGACGCTGAAGAATGGAAAAGAAATAGACAAGCAGAATACCCAACTTTACAAGATTGTATTCATGCACTATTAGATGGTGGTGATACACTTACAGAATTACAAGCTAAACGAACAGCTACTAAAACTAAATATCCAAAATCAGGAGCATAGACGATGCTCGGACTAACTTCCTTATCCGGTGCTCCAATAGCGACATCGTTCTTTAACCCTAATGTCCTTATAAATGTAACAGGTAATGCATTAACTATTGGAGTTGGAACTCCAATACTTAGTACTGATGTAACAGCTAGTCCTAGTGGTTCTCAAGTAAGTCTTGGAGCAGGTACAGTAACAGTTACAGGAACAGCAGTAGTAAGTCCAACTGGATCACAAACATCATTAGGTATAGGAACTGTAGTAGTTTCAGCAGATGCAAACGTATCGGTTACTGGAAACTCATTGACCTTAGCGACAGGAAGTGTTACAGTGACAGGAACAGCAGTTGTGAATCCTACAGGATCACAATTAACGGCAAACACAGGAGAGGCGGGTATTATTACCTGGAACGATATAGTACCAGGGGTGAACATGACTTGGACACCAATAGACCCTTATTAATAAATTATGGCATCATCTTTTTCAACAAACTCAAAATTAGAATTAGTCACTACCGGTGAAAAAGCTGGTCTATGGGGCACGATTACTAATACAAACTTACAAATATTAGAACAATTATCTACAGGTTATTTATCATCTGCACAACTTGCAAGTGGTGATCTTACTTTAGCACTAGACAATGGTGCTACTTCCAATGGTAAAAATTTATATATAAAACTAACAGGTACACTTGGTGCAAACAGAAATGTAACAATACCTGATAGCGCTGAAAGAGTTATTATATTTGAAGATGCAACAACAAGAGGAACATCTACTCTATATACAATAACAGTTAAAACTGTTTCAGGATCCGGGGTCGTATTACCTATAGGATCAACATCACTAGTATACTCAGATGGTACAAATGTTAGTCTTGGAATAAGACAAAAAGGTTATGTAACATTAAACTCTTCAACAATTACTGCATACACTGCAGTCGATGGTGATCAAATTTTAGCTAATACAACAGCTAACCCAATCACTGTAACACTACCTGCATCACCTGCAACAGGTTCTGAAGTTACATTTGTAGATGCTAGAGGAACTTTTAATAATAACAACTTGATTATAAATAGAAACAGTCAACCAATTAACTCAGGTACATCTAATTTAACTTTAAGCACGGCAGGTCAAGCCTTTTCATTAGTGTATGTGGATTCAACAAGAGGTTGGGCATATAAAACCAACACGGCGTAAGGAGCACGGACCATGGCCCTTATTGATTTTAAAGTACTACCAGGGATTGACAAACAAGACACAACATCTGGAGCAGAAAACAGATGGGTTGATTCTGACAACACAAGATTTAGATATGGTCTACCGGAAAAAGTAGGTGGTTGGTCATCTTTAATTTCAGATAGTATTGTAGGTGTTGCAAGACGTGAGTTTGCTTTTGTAGATTTAGAAGGTAACCGTTATGTTGCAATAGGAACTGATAAATTTTTACTTTTATATTTTGAAGGTCAAATATTTGACATCACACCCATAAAAACACCATTGTCTTCATCAACAATAGCAACAGTAGATAGTTCCGCAGTCTGTACAGTTACAACTACCTCAACACATGGGTTTGAACCTGGAGATATTGTTTTGTTTGATAGTGTGACTTTACCAGGTGGAACTGGATATAGTGCATCTGACTTTGAAGATAAATTATTTCAAGTTATATCTACACCTACCTCAGTAACATTTACAATTACACAAAGCAGTAATGCTAGTGGCACAGTATCTACAGGTGGTAGTATATCTGTAATACCTTATGAAAAAGTTGGTCCGGCTGCACAATCTTATGGTTATGGTTTTGGTATTGGACAATATGGTGGGACAGTACCGGGTGCACAACAAACTACTTTAAATGGTGGATTAGATGCAGACACTGCAGGTACAGGTGGATCAGGGACTGTTATTAACGTTACATCAAACACAGGTTTTCCAACAGCAGGAACTATAGCTGTAGGAAATGAATTAATAACTTACACTGGAAAAGGTACAAACACTTTAACAGGTATTACTAGAGGAGCTTTTGGAACTGCAACTACAGGTACTTCAAATGGTCAAGCTCACTCAACAGGTGCAACTGTTACAGATGCATCAAGCTTTACAGGTTTTGGAAGTGCTGTACAAGCTTCTGAAGTAACCTTAGAACCAGGTCTTTGGAGTCTTAGTAATTTTGGTCAGGTGTTAGTTGCAACCATTGCAAATGGTAAAACCTTTACATGGAATGCAGGAGCAGCATCACCTCTAACTGTTAGAGCATCAACAAGCACATCTGGTTTCTCAACCTCAAATAATCCAACTGCAACCAGGGTTACGTTAGTTTCACCTACAACACGTCACTTAATTCATTTAGGTACAGAAACAACTATTGGAGATACAACTAGCCAAGATGATATGTTTATAAGATTTTCTGATCAAGAAAATATAAACGATTATACACCAACAGCTATTAATTCTGCTGGATCACAAAGACTACAAGATGGAACAAAAATTATAGGTTCGTTAAAAGCAAAAGAAACAATTTTAGTTTGGACTGATAATGCATTGTACACTATGAAATTTATTGGTTCACCTTTTACATTTGGGTTTGAACAAGTTGGTACTAACTGTGGATTGATTGGTAAGAATGCAGCTGTAGAAATAGATGGTGTTGCATTTTGGATGAGCACAAATGGTTTTTTTATGTTTGATGGTACGGTTAAATCTTTACCATGTAGTGTTGAAGACTATGTTTACGATCAAGCAGATACCACAAAAGGTCAACAAATAGCAGCAGGTATTAATAACTTATTTACAGAAGTTGTTTGGTATTATCCTTCAACTAGTTCTGATTACAATGATCAGTATGTTGCATTTAATTATGGTGAACCTATGAGAGGTGGTGTTTGGTATATTGGAACAGAAGCTAGAACTTCTTGGATTGATGCAAGTGTATATCAAAAACCAATAGCAACTAAATATAACTCATCTTCTAATGGAACTTTTCCTGAAGTTATAGGTCAAGATGGTTTAGGTCAAACACAATTATTTGAACATGAGGTAGGCACAGATCAAGTTAATCAAGACGGAAGTACAACAACGGTTACATCTTTTGTAAAATCATATGACTTTGATATACAATCAAGACAACAAGGTACAGAAGGTATTTCAGGAGATATATTTTTAGCCATGAGAAGATTTGTACCAGACTTTAAAAATTTACAAGGAAATGCTAAAGTAACACTAGCTGTTAAAAGATATCCTCAACAATCAGATACAACAACGGCCTTAAGTCCCTTTACAATTAACTCTAGCACTGATAAAAAGGATACTAGAGCCAGAGGAAGATTTGTTAACATTAAGATAGAAAACACTGATGTTAGTGAGTCTTGGCGTTTTGGCACATTACGAATTGACATACAACCAGACGGACGTAGATAATGGCAGTTAGATATCC